GACTTTATTAAACCGAATGTCATATAAAAATTTATTTGTTTTCAATATAAATATTACAGATTTAATAACTTATCAAGTTCTTTGTCAATTTCTCCCAAAGAATCTCTTCCTTGTCCCAAATTAATGAAACTCGCACCTTCCAACACATTATTTTCTACCAAAATATTTAATCTTTCAATTTTGGATTCTGGTGTTATTCCTGCCTCCCCTTCTCCCCCTGGTGGAGGTGGAGGTGGTTGAGGTGCTCCCCCTGGTTCAATTCCTGGTTCGGCTCCTAAAGGTTCTAATCCACCCACAGTCTCTGGTGAGGCTTCACCAGTATCCGATGCAGTACCCCCGCTAGCTTGAGAATAAAGTTTATCAATATTATCAAACAATCCTGTTTTACTAATTACTGTTGGAGTTTGTTTCAATTCTTCACCGATAGCTCTCTCTAATCTTTGTTGTAACAAATCAGTTCTGATTTCATCGTCGGAGAAATTGAAAATATGTTTCTTCGCCCATGTTGACGATGTTGCTTGAATTCCGTTCCCTGGGTCAAGAACCAAGTCCTTGTAAAGTAAAACTTTTTCTTTCCAAACATCAATCTTAAGTAAATCAGCTTGAGTTGATGGGTTTGTAAGGCCAATTGTAAAGTTATCTATCTCATCTTCAAATCCCAATAAAAATAAATGTATGATTGCAATTTTGTTGAGCTCTTGAATCATACTTTTCTGAATCCTGTTAATAGTTCTTGCAAAACGAATATCCTGTAATGAAAGATTTTTACCGTCACCTACAACTTCTTCAAATCCCAAAAATGCTTTTGGAACTCTTAGGGCTGTCAATAATTTTTTCTGAATATATTCGATATCCGCAATCTCAGATAAATTCGTTGCCCCCGGTAAAGTTTCAATCGGAGATGGAGTTGATGGGTCTCTTACAGGTATAAAATAATCTTGGTCAACCGCCATTTGGTTGAATCTCATATCTACATTACCTGTTTTGGAGTCAATAACCTGTTGTCTTTTGAATTTGTCTGCAACACGGTTTACGTATGCTTCAACATCGTCATCGTTCATATTTCCCACGAAAACTTTAAAGACTCTCCTTTCAGGAGCTCTTGAAGTTCTATAAATCATCATAGCATCTTCAGACAATAAAAGTTGTTTCCATGTTCTTCTTGCTTTTTCCAACATGGAAGTACCGTATGGTAATTTTCTATCGTCTCCGAGCAATCTGAAGTGAGCTATTTCCCATGTTTGGAATGTCATTTGTTTTGTTTTCCACTCAAATTGTAGTTGTCTTTTTGCCTCAGTCTTACCAGGAACCACAGGAGTTTTGTCCATCATACCAATCTCATGTCTCTCTATCTCAATATTCGGTAACTGTTGACAACCAACAATACCCTTCTCAGGGTCAAGTTTCAAATAGACGAAGTTGTCTCCATACTTACATGTATTTCTTGTCCACATCGGAAGATTAGTATTTATATCCAATGTGTTATTGAACAAATCAGCTAACACCGCTTTAATTCTTTTTGATTCAGAAAAAATCTGAAGCATAAACCCATCTTCGTTTACTGTGGTGGACTCTTCAGCATATATATCTAAAGCTGCTGAAATTTCAGGAGTATACTCCATTGATTCATAATCATAAGTTGCGGACAATCTTGATGGTTCATAATAGATGGCTTGAGAATACAAGTTATTTTCAATCTTAGCCCATTGATTTGCAATGTAAAAAGTTTGTTGTGCTTGTAGCTTTTCCCTTTCGTATGTAGCTCTATCTTGAGTCCTGAGTAATTCTTTCTTATCGAACTTAAATGTGGGGTAATCTTGACCCAGCAATGAATTGGGTCCAAAAGCCTTTCCTAATCGTTGCCAAACTGTTAAATTATTATCCGCCATTTTTTAATTTTACTTTTTTCCTTGATAATATAAATAGTTATCTCTAATAGAACAACCATTTATATTTTTCATAATCACTTCTACTTGGGCCTTGGTTTGGAAAATATTGTTTTCTTTCGTTTGTTTGAGGTATCATGGGATTGAAGAACTGAGAAGAATTTTTATTTTCATTTACAGAAACCGCCCATGAATCAATCATTGCTTTTGTATGATTTAAGTTTTTGGTCAGTTGCTGAAAAGATTTTTCCGCAACGTAAGTGGCCATAGAAATTCCCATAATACAATCATCGTGATGCCCTTTCTGATGGTCAGGTCTACCGTTAACATAAATGAAAGTATTCATTTCATTGTATAATCTATGCGACCTAACTTTGAACCCATGCCTTACCGCTTCTTCGAATGATGCGATAATTTGTACACGTTTACTGTTAAAGTTAATACCAGGTATTTTTTCATTAATTTTTGGGTCCCATTTCCATTTATTAGTTGTATCTACAGTATCAATATATAATCCTTTATAGTTGAGTTCTTGTAATTTTCTTGCTGTTGCAACTCCCATTCCTCCAGTCAGGTCTACAACACAAAAAGCATCATACATCGTTCCCCACTTATATGCAATTTCTGCAACAACATCAGGTGGAACTTTTGCAACATATTCTAAAACTTGTTCACTTTCGTCAAAATCTATAATTTCTATACAAGAAAAATCTTCAGAATCACCTCTTGAGACATCTACCCCCATCACATATTTGTGACCGACAATCGGTTCTTTCCATATCCACAAAGCTCCACCCATAAGTTTTGCACCTGGCTCTTGTAAACTATTCTGTGCAATATTTTGAAGAACCTCAGATTCAAATACATTATCACCCGAACCCAAAAAATTACATTCCAACTCCTGAGCTACCTTCCTTCTATCGTACTTGAGTTTTTTAACCATTCCTTCAAACCAAGATGAACAGGGTTTATATCCTTGTTTAATGTATTCGGTGACAATAGAATGGTCTCTTTCGTATGGGTTATCGATAGACAAATCTATAACAGCATCGGTACTATATTCTTCTCTGTTTAACAAGAAGTGAACCAAATCGTTTGTCTTGACCATATACAAATCTTTGGTATATCGTGGGTCACGATACCAAAACATTTCAGAAATTTTGAAATCATTCATGTTTCTTAACGCTTGGTCATAAATCTCATAATAAATCGGGTCATATCCATTTGGAGTAGATACAACAATAACTTTACCACCCGTAGAAAGTGATGCCATACACGCAGACCAAAAATCCCCATCTGCATCAATGAACGCCGCCTCATCGAAAATTAAGATTGTAGGAGTATAACCCCTCAAGGCATCCTTCGAAGTTGCAACAGCTTTAACTTCGCAATCATTGGTTAGTTTGAAATGTCTTTGTGAGTTTTTTTCTACAGAAAATCCAACACCAACCCAAGCCGGCCATTGTTCTGTAAATGACCTAATCTTATTGGCCATCTCAACAGAAGTATCCAATTTATTCGCAATAATCAGAACCTTTTCAGGTTTTTGTTTTTTCGCAAAAACTAACTTTTTTGAAGCCCAAGCCGCGGTGACTGTAGATACCCCAGCCTGTCTATATTTCAATGCAATATTTTCGTTGAAATTTTCGTAGTCTTCTATAAGACTAACTTGGTCGGGGAATAAATCTAACGGTACATATTTCGATACCGTATTATCGTATGTCTGTAAATAAGTACGAAGTGCATATGGAGTATTTCTCATGCACTTCGTAACCTCTATTATTAATTGTTCTTTAGTCACAAATATAATTATTTGGGTCTTGATATACCCAAACTACCGAATAAGTTGTCCAAATCGTCATCACTCAATTCGTCAGAATCATCGCTATTATTAGCTTGTTGTTTTTTGTATTCTTCGTATTCGTCTTTGAGTACTTGAGCGTTTTTCATAACTTCCTCAAACTTTTTAGTAGCTCTTTTATTTTTTGTTTCATCCTTATCAATTACATCGGCCATGATTCTTAGAAGTTCTTTCGCGTCTATTTTGTATAGTTCAATTTCGAACCAGTTTATTAAGCCTTTGTTTTCTGGATTAAAAATTGCGTCAGGCATTGCTATTCTGAGTTTTTCTTGTATACCAGGGCCGATTCTCAATTGCATTGGTTCGTTTGATAATAAATCAGTTTGACCTAACACTTTACGAGCCATTTCTGTATCTTGAGGATATCCATGTCTTGCATTAACCGATTTGATACCTTTTATTATCTCATGGCAAAGTATCGGAAAAATCATACCATAAGCTTTGATTGTCGTATCAGCACTATCCTCACCGCCCTCTTCACCACCATCTTCGTCATCTCCACCACCATCTAATTCAACTTTACCAGCAATACCTTGTCCTGTTTGACTCATCATTTCTATCATTTGTTCCATTGTGAAGTAGAAAAAATCATTGATTGACATTATCTTATTATATAGAGGGTATAGTTGGGGGTCAATAGAATCCAACTCTTCCTTTACTTCAGGTTTTTTAAAAACATAGTGACCTTTTTTAGCTGCCCCTTGAACAAGTGCATTAATAATATTTCTCTTATGTTTTTCTAATTCTAATTCTTCCTGTGGAGTCAAATCCTCAATATCGAACGATGGGAGAGATACATTTTGTTTTTCTTCCTCATCATCATCCTCTTCTTCTTCAGGTTCGTATCTAAAGTTAGAAACATCAATAGGCGTATCATTCAAATACATTTCAAGATTAACCCATGACTCGTCAAACTCTGTTTCATCAAAACATACTCTTTTGGCAAGTTCTTTTAATTCTTCTTTGTGTCTGCTCTCACGTCTCATTACATCGTAAGTAGCATTCATCATTTCACTCATTAACATTTGTTTAACGTGATTTGGGGACAGGTCATCAATACCTGTAACCTGTTTCAAAGCGTCAACAACGTCACCAAATCTTTTAGAGATTAATCTCTGTACATCTTCTGAACCTTTTCTCATTGCCGGATTGGAAGAATATATATCTTGACCAGCCCTTAATTTTCTCTCAAGGTTAGGGTCCATCCTTTCACGTCTACCACCGTAATCTATTTGTTCTTTTATTTTTTTCATTTTTTTAACATTTTCATTATCGTGTCAATTATTTTTTCCTTCGCTTCTTCAGCATCTATGGCTCTAGGAGCTTCTTTAACACCCGGATTTGGATTTTTCCCCGGATGTGAAGGAGTTCTTACTGGCGATGGTGGTTGTTTAGTTCCAGGTTTTGTTTTAGGTTCTTTCACCGGTGCTGTTGCAGGTTCTGCTTCAGACAAATATTTGACCAAATCTTTCTTTGTTATTTTTGGAGGTAAATGAGTTTCAACTATTTCCATAAT